GTGTTGTTATGCGTAACTACTCTGAAGAAAATCCAGAATGAACGAATATCCAGTTTATCCAGAAGACGACGGTTATGATAGTCCAAGAAATCCTTTCGCACCAGTCTGATCCCATAGAAGAACTAGATGCTATACTTGCACGTTGTTGTGAGATGGTGCTTGATGGCCAAGAAAACGACTCTGATTTTTATGGCCTTGTGGGTGCTTGTGTAGTATTTCCCAATGGTAATAAAGTATACGGTGTTAGCTATCACGACAACCGCACAGGCAAGGTAGTACATGCCGAACGTGCGGCACTGGACCGATGCAATGCCGTGGACCACAACTGTATTGTTGTTACAACATTAAGTCCGTGTAATGAACTACGCGATAAAACTGCTGCTGAGAGATATGGCGAAAGTTGTGAGGATCTAATTGCTCATAGCGGCATTAAACACGTTTATTGCGGTTACAAAGACCCCACACAAGACGCAGATGATAGTATTGAAACCAACAATACAAAACTACAAGAATTATGTAAACGTTTAGCAGATACATTTTTAAAGAATACAAAGAATTCACCTTAGGATCCGTTCTAGTAACGGTGTGAATGGGTTGGCCACTGACCCAAGCAATGTCGGAGTCGTGCCCGGAATGCATTGTTTAGATAGTGGTATTTTATTTTATATACCACTAAGCTAAATAAATACAACTAAAGGAATTTATTTTATGTTTTATGTGTATGCCCATTACAAAGCCGATTCTCCCGATAGTGATCCATTTTATATAGGTAAAGGTAAATCTTTACGAGATTTGTCTCATAAAAGAAATCCATATTGGAAAAATATTGTAGCTAAACATGGTTTTGTATCTAAGAGAATAGCTGAAAATTTAACAGAACAAGAAGCATGGGAATTAGAAAAAACTCTTATTAAGCATTATGGTAAATTAACAGAGGGCACCGGGTGCCTATGTAATATAGCCGATGGCGGAGAAGGGGCAAGCGGTACCATACATTCAACTGAAACAAAAGCTAAATGGTCTGTTGCAAAAAAAGGTAAGACTTGGGAAGAAATATATGGTGTAGAACAAGCTCAAAAAATAAGAGAGAAACGAAAGATTACCGGTAGAAAACCAAACTCCGAGGAGACTAAAAAGAAAATGTCCATAGCCAAGCAAGGTGTAAATAATCCTATGTATGGCAAGTCACCATCTGAGGAACACAGTCGTAATTTATCTATAGCTAAAATTGGAAAGCCCTCAAACGCTAAGGGCAAAAAATACTCCGAAGAGACTAGACAAAACTATAAGAAGGCTGCTATAATAAGAGCTACCGACCCAGTAATAAACGAAAAAATATCAAATAGTTTAAAAGGAATTAAGCGTTCCGAAGAAACTAAAAGAAAAATGGCAGAGGCTGCCAAATTAAGAGAAGCAAAAAAGAAATTATCAACTAACTAAGGAAAAATATGTCTAATAGAATGTTTAGTAATGAACAGAAATTGAAGCTGACGCAGATCATCAATGAAGGTATGGCTGTGCTACAAGAAATCGAAGACCTCAATGCAGGACTTAATGATACAGTAAAAGCTATTGCAGAAGAAATGGAAATCAAACCAGCTATCCTAAAGAAAGCTATTAAGATTGCCCAAAAATCTAAACTTGGTGAAACTAATCAAGACCACGATGAATTGAATACAATTCTCGAAACAGTTGGCAAAACACTTTGAAGCAAACACTAAAAAGTTGGTACAGTAATACTGCGGCCTGGATGCGTAAAGACTATCAAGAATGGCCTTTACGTTTTTGTTTAGAAATCAGTGCGTGGGCAGGTAGTGTAGGTTGTGCATTTGGCATGACTTGGTTTTTACCCAATCCGCCATTGTTGCCTTTATATAGTATCTGGGTGTGTAGTACTTTAATTTATGCTTGGGCTGCCTGGACCCGCGGTAGCTTTGGTATGTTGGCCAACTATGCATTACTATTTTGTATCGATATGGTTGGACTAAGTAAATTAGTAATTGAAGCAATTAAGTAGTATAATAAGACTCGCTGACTTAATCAGCATGTAGAGTAAGTGTAAGCTCTAAATTACACACATTGGAGAGTAAATGTCATATATTGACGCATTGTTTGATCGCGATAAAGATCGCATTCATGTAGTAGAACGTGTCAACGGAGAACGTGTATACACAGAGTATCCGGCTAATTACGTATTCTACTACGACGACCCTAAGGGTAAATTCCGCACCATCTACGACACGCCCGTGTCACGCTTTTCAACAAAGAACGGCAAAGAGTTCCACAAAGAACAACGCATTAACTCTGGCAAACGATTATGGGAGTCAGATATCAATCCCATCTTCCGTTGTTTGGAAGACAACTATCTTGGTGCTAACTCGCCTCGACTACAAACAGCCTTTTTTGATATTGAGGTGGACTTTGATCCACTAAGAGGCTACTCAAAACCCGAAGATCCATTTAACCCAATTACATCTATCTCAGTGTATTTAGACTGGATGGATAAGATGGTCACCCTTGTTGTTCCACCAAAGAGTTATTCGTGGGAAACTGCACAAGAAATTTGCAATCAGTTCTCAGACTGCTATTTGTTTGAGCGTGAAGAAGACATGCTCGACACGTTCTTAGACATTATACAAGACGCAGATATCTTAAGTGGATGGAACAGTGAAGGCTTCGATATTCCCTATACTATAATGCGTATTACTCGTGTGCTTAGTAAAGACGACACACGCAGACTATGCCTGTGGGGACAAATGCCCAAGCAACGTATGTTTGAACGCTTTGGTGCAGAGCAACTAACATTTGACTTGTTAGGTCGCGTACACCTGGACTATATGCAATTATACCGCAAGTACACATACGAAGAACGTCATAGCTATAGTTTAGATGCTATCGGCGAATATGAAGAAGTTGGTTCTAAGGTTGCGTATGAAGGCACCTTAGATCAACTATACAATAAAGATTTCCCTAAGTTTATTGACTATAATAGACAGGATACTATGTTGTTGGCTAAGTTAGATAAGAAGTTACGCTTCTTGGACTTGGCTAACGAACTTGCTCACGATAATACTGTATTGCTACAAACCACAATGGGTGCGGTAGCAGTTACCGAGCAAGCTATTATCAATGAAGCCCACAGTCGTGGTATGGTAGTACCTAATAGGAGATCAAGAGATGACCAAGGAAACACACAAGCGGCAGGTGCCTACGTTGCTTACCCCAAAAAAGGCATGCACGAATACATTGGCGCAATCGACATCAACTCGCTCTACCCCTCAGCGATCCGTGCTCTTAACATGGGTCCGGAAACCATCGTTGGCCAATTAAAACCTGTAATGACCGATCACTATATTCGAGAAAAGATGGATGGTGGTGCTAGTTTTGCTGATGCTTGGGAAAACATGTTTGGTAGTTTAGAATATCAAGCAGTTATGAACATGGAACAGGGTACAGAGATTACTCTTGATTGGCAAGATGGATCTAGTGATGTAATGTCGGCCGCAGATGTATGGCGCTTAGTATTCGACGGTCGCCAACCCTGGACTCTAAGTGCCAATGGTACAATATTTAAATACGATGTAAAGGGTATTATTCCTGGATTGTTAGAAAGGTGGTATGCAGAACGTAAAGAAATGCAAGCTAAAAAGAAAGCCGCAACATCTTCGGAAGACACAGCGTTCTGGGACAAAAGACAGCTTGTCAAAAAGATTAATCTCAACTCGCTATATGGGGCGATCCTCAACCCGGGTTGCAGGTTCTTTGACCAGCGTATTGGCCAAAGCACGACGCTTACTGGGCGCATCATCGCAAAGCACATGGACGCTCACGTCAATGAAGCGATTACAGGCGACTACAACCACGTGGGTACGTCAGTCATCTACGGCGACACGGACTCGGTCTATTTCTCAGCCTGGCCGCAAATCAAAGGGGAAGTAGAAGCAGGTAAAATGGAGTGGAACAGAGAAATTTGTGTACAGTTATACGACAGTATTGCTGACTCTGTTAATGCGTCGTTTCCTGGGTTCATGGAACGTGCTTGCCATTGCCCACGTGAGATGGGCAGTATCATTATGGGCGGTCGTGAACTTATTGCTAGTAAAGGCTTATTCATTAAGAAGAAACGCTATGGTATTTTAGTCTTTGACATGGAAGGCACTCGCTTAGACATGGGAGGCAAACATGGCAAGATGAAGGCCATGGGATTAGATCTAAAGCGATCGGATACTCCTAAAATTGTACAAGAGTTCTTAAGCGAATTGCTTATGGATGTATTAACTGGCGCGGAGAAAGAAGATATTATTTCTAAGGTCAAAGAGTTTAAACTTAAATTTGCCGAACGCCCGGCTTGGGAAAAGGGTACACCTAAGCGTGTAAACAACTTGACCAAGTATGCGGCAGAAGAAACTAGGCTAGGCAAAGCAAACATGCCCGGCCACGTTCGTGCGGCAATGAACTGGAATAATCTTAAGCGTATGCACGGTGACAACTACTCTACTACTATTGTAGATGGTATGAAAACTGTCGTATGTAAACTTAAAGATAATCCTGTGGGATATACATCAGTGGGTTATCCAACTGATGAAACACATATTCCGCAGTGGTTTAAAGAATTGCCATTTGATGATAGTTTAATGGAATCGACTATCGTAGATCAAAAGGTAGAAAACTTATTGGGTGTGCTAGAGTGGAAGATCGCTGAAAGCACAGATATTAAAACAACTTTTGATGATTTATTTTCTTTCGAATGAAATTTAGTGAACTAGTAGAACTCCGCGACAGACTAACTACAGTCTACAATACATCAGCTATTAGTAGTGGTGTAGATGTGCTTGACACCGATTTATGTCATATTAAAAATTCAGTTACTGATCTAGCACTTAAAGATGAAGTTAGTGATTTAACCACAGACCTACATAGAATTTACACTACACTAAAGTTAAATCAAGATCGTTATACTGCATTGTTAGATCATGTTAATCAACGAATTTCTAGTGACGCGGCTAAGTTTTTTACTGACAACTATAAGCTAGAGTTAAAGTATAACGCCGTAGAGAATATTAGAAAAATACGTGTTATGTCATTGCGTGATGATACTCGTGAGGAAATACTATCGCGTATACAACTACACACTAGCTGGCAATATCCTGCACTTGAAATTGGTTGCCGTGATGGAGAATGGACCAAATATATGGTTGCAGCCGATCCATTATACATTGTGGATCATCATAGAGAATTTACCGAAAGTGCTGTTAGTAATTTTAACGAAATATATCAACGACGTATCAGAGTCTACTTAACCGAAGAGCACGACTTAAGTACCTTGCCACAAGGACAAATGGCATTTGTATTTTGCTGGAACTTATTAAACTATGCTAGTTTTGATACTGTTAAAGAATACCTTAAATCGGTAAAAACTATACTGCGTCCAGGTGGAACCTTCTTATTCAGTTATAACGATGGAGATCGGCCAGGATGTGCTGGTATGGCAGAAAGTTTCTTTATGAGCTATATTCCAAAGAGTATGCTCATACCCCTGTGCGAAAGTTTAGGCTACCGAGTAGTCCAAGACTGTGCTAGAGAAATGACAGTAAGTTGGTTAGAGATTCAACTACCCGGCGAACTGAAAACGGTAAAAGCCCACCAAGTCATGGGCGAAATAAAACATATAAACAATTGACTTTTTCTAAATATTACTATACAATAAACTTATCTTATGGAGAACTTAAAACATGCGTGATCACTTATTAGACATCGTACAACACACTTATGGCCTTGGCGTTATTGACATGATTAAAATCACAGGCACAGCAGAGTCAACTGCCATCAATGCCTTTGACCAAGCTACTAAAACAGTAGTACTAAACGCAGAATTCAAAGCACCAGTTGCTGAATTTGTTGGCGTTTTTGGTATGCCAAACTTGGATCGCTTAAACACTATTCTTAACATTCCTGAATACAAGGAAGGTGCTAAGATTACTGTAACTAGCCAGCAAGACTCAGAAGGTAATACTGTACCAAATGGTATTAACTTTGAAAACAAGACTGGCGATTTTAAAAACAACTTCCGCTTTATGAGCACAGCAGTTATTAACGATCAATTAAAGAACGTTAAGATGAAGCCGGTTAAATGGGCCGTAGAAATTATGCCAACTGCACAGAACATTCAAAAGCTCAAGTTCCAAACAATGGCACACTCTGATGCTACTACATTCAGCAGTAAAACAGAAAACGGCGAATTAAAGTTTTTCTTTGGTGAAGTAAGTAGCCACGCAGGTTCGTTTACATTTGCCCAGACTTCTGGTACACTAAGCAAACAGTTAAACTGGCCCGTGTCGGTTGTTAATAGTATCCTTAGCTTGCCCGGTGACAAGACATTTAAGATTAGCGACGATGGTGTTGCTGAAATCACTGTAGACTCCGGTCTAGCTGTTTATCACTATATGTTACCAGCACAAACTAAGTAATGCATTTTCACGAACACTGGCAACCTAAAGGTCACACTTTTGGTACTTGCATGAGTCAACGTGATTCATCGCTAATGTACATCAATATCCCCAAGAATGCCAGTTCGTGGACTAAACCCAATCTACAAGACTTAGGTTGGGAGTTTTATAATTATCATTCCGACCATTTATATCATAAACACGCAATGATAGTTTTACGCAATCCCATTGAACGTTGGCTAAGTGGTATTTGCGAATACTTTACATTGTACCACAGAAATATTGATACTACACAGTTTAATCAAGCATTTTATGATGTAGTAATGGATCAAGTAACCGTTGACGATCACACCGAGCGACAAGTATACTTTGTTGAAGGATTAGATCCCAAGCGTTGTACATTTTTTAAGTGTGATAGTAATTATAGATTATACTTTGGGCACTTTTTAAAGAATCAAGGTATTGATAATAAGTATGCAAATTACAATTATCAACACACCACAGACAATCGGGAAGATGGCGATACTCGTCGTGCAGAATTTAAAAAAATATTTGCACCATTGCTAGAAAATCCTAAATATCTTGATCATATTAGAAATCATTACAAAAAAGACTACGAATTAATTAACTCGGTACAATTTTATCATGGCTGAACAAGACAACTTAACCGCTAAACAAAACGACTATGCTGTGTTCCTTCCAGCTATTAGTGGTTTCTATGCTACCTTTATAGGCAAGCAACGCAATGAAGAATATGTAGATCCTGCACGTTTTCCACAGGGTTTAACAGATATGGAACAACTTAATTGGCTAGATGCTAATAAGAGTTTGTTTCCATATAAATGGTCACTGTACTCCGGTGGACATGCCAACCTCGATCTTAATAAACAAGATTGGTCGGAAGACATGGTTAGAAATCGAGATCCCAACACACTAATGCTAGGCGATTCTGGAGGATTCCAGATCGCTAAAGGATTATGGGAAGGAGATTGGAAAGCTAACTCAGGATGCCCGAAAGCCCAAAAGAAACGTGAACAAGTTTTAGCTTGGCTTGACGGCATTGCTGATTATGGTATGACGCTTGATATTCCAACTTGGGTAGCGTTAGATAAAGAAGCTGGTAAGAAGTGTGGTATTAGTACGCACCAAGAAGCTGTTGATGCAACCAACTACAACAATGATTACTTTATGGCCAATCGCAAAGGCATAAAGAACGGCGGGGTTAAAATCCTAAACGTATTACAAGGTGCCAATCATGATGAAGCAGAAGATTGGTACGAAACAATGAAACACTATTGCGACCCGGCACAACATCCAGCGACACATTTCAATGGTTGGGCAATGGGTGGTCAGAATATGTGTGATGTGGAGTTAATCCTTAAGCGGTTAATTACACTAAAATACGATAATCTATTGCAAGAAGGTGTACACGATTGGATGCACTTCTTGGGCACTAGTAAGTTAGAGTGGGCGGTACTGCTCACCGTTATTCAAAGGAACGTAAGAAAATATGTCAACCCTAGTTTTACTATTAGCTTTGATTGTGCTAGTCCGTTTTTGGCAACCGCCAACGGTCAAGTCTATTTCGAGAATGTATTTCCTGACAACGGTAAATGGTCATACCGCATGGCGCCTAGTGCAGACGATAAGAAGTACGCACTCGACACACGAAAGTGGTCGCAAGGTGTAGTTGCTGATAAAATATACGATAATTGGCAAGAAAGTCCTATTAGCGATATGCTTACAATGAAAGACATTTGTATTTACAAACCAGGTGTTGTTAAAGCTGGAGTTACTCTTACAGAAGAAAACTTTAAAGATCCCGATTCATATGATGTGTTACCCGATGTTAATAAAAATGGCAAGTGGGGTAAGACGTCATGGGATAGTTTCAGTTACGCTTTGTTAATGGGACACAATGTATGGATGCACTTAACCGCAGTACAAGAAGCCAATCGTAGATTTGATGCTGGTGCTCATCCTGCTATGATGCGTAGTAGTGGACCCGGTGGCGAATACTTTGAAGACTTAGTAGAAGCAATCTTTTCTGCTCCTACTAAAGAAGATAGTATGTCTATTATCAACGGTTATAGTAATTATTGGACTGAAATTATTGGTACCCGCGGATTTAAGGGTAAAAAAGCAATTAACGGTAGTGCTAATTTTGCTAAACTATTTTTTGTTGAAGATGACGAGCCGGTTGACGCAGAAGTAGACCCGGAAGAAGAATTTGATGAAACTAAATTAGATCATTTAGGGGAAGAATAATGTTTGAATGGCTAATCAATGTTACTCCTTGGTGGTGGTATGTAGGGCTAGCAGTATTTTTATTAGCCACTGCATCCAGCATCGGGGTTTTGTCAAGTTGTGGAATGTACATTGTTATGTCAATCATGCTTGTTTTTCTATATTACTTTTTTGGTTTTATATGGATGTTTACCTTAGGATTATTCTTTAATAGTCCGTGGGATATGCCTTGGTGGCTATGGGTTATATTAATTTTAGCAGGCCTTGGTAGCGGCGGACCAGCAGCAACTTATCTAGTAACTATTAAAAAACTTTAATTGGGAATATATGACAATCCAAGCACGTATTAAGCACTTAGAAAATGAACATGCCAAATTGGATAAAAAGATTGACGGACTTGAAAGTACCGGTGCTTTCCAAGATGAGCTATTAAACAAATTGAAAAAACAAAGGTTGCATATTCGAGACGATATTGTTAAACTTAAAGAAACTGTAGCATTTGAACAAAGTAAAAAGATAAATCATGAATAGGCCCGAACACAACGACGTAAGTTTTTTTATTGGAACCGAAGTCGAACATAGCCCAGCGTTTGGACACCGCACACTATTTGTAGTAGGCGTTCAAGATGGCCAGATTGCTGCACAGGAAGCATTAAACAATGATTGTACACACGTTTATTTTGGTGCTAATCAAAGTTTTCCTAATTTGGATACCAATGATGGAGATGCGTGGCGTGAGTGGGAATCGATGATTATGGATTGTTTAAATCGCGGATTCCTATGTACACTGGACTTAGATGTTACGTGTGTTGAAGGATTGGCAGAAAGTGGATTAGTTGAGTATAATAACTTTATCCCAATGATTTCGGTGAAATTGCCGTATTTACAAATGCTAGGATATAATGCTACAATTAAGCTCGACGATAAAGACTTTGCGGCAACTAACCCTGGAGTTTGGTGTCACAGCTTACATGATTTAAGGAACCGTAAAGTATTTACGGATTGGTCTAAATATACTAAAGACGAAGTAATTAAATAATATGAATGCTAAAGTAATTAAACTTACCAAAGGTAATTTAGTAGGAGAAGAACTCGGCCCACGTTTTGGTGGCCATGCTGGACGCAATGCAGAAGATAAATTGCGAGATCGTGGATACGATCTTTCTAATGGACCGGGTGCCGATATGAAATCATTGCATGTGGAAGTGAAAACTCGAGCGATAGAGGCAACTAGTCCACATACTATTGCTACCGGAACAGTTGACTATTTTATTAATACAGACTATGAGAATTCTGTTGTTTATGAAAAAACACAGCAACAGTATCGTATTAAAACTGAAAATGGTGTTGTTATAGAAAATGAAATTTACGATATGTCAAATCCATTTATTCAACAAGATCTTAAACGTGCATACGAAACTGTCAGAAATAAATTAATCAACGGCGATCGAAGTGATATCATTTATGGAAGTCACTTTGGGTATCTAGAAAAGAGAAAAGACACAAACTCGTCATATCAATTTAGACTTAGCGATGGTGCAATGAAAAAAATTGAAAACACCTGCAAAAGTTCAATATCAACTAACTTTATAATTGAAGTATAATATGTCTATTACACAAGAACAAAGAGAACAATCAGATCGTATTATCTCGGCGGCTAACCGACAAATTTGGGTTACATTCCGCAAAGAAGGTATCCATTGTTACCCAGCAGCCGGCACGGATCCTAAATTATGCACAGCAGGTGAATATGATGTTTCGTTTTTGGCTAATCCTCATCGTCATATATTTCATTTCCGGGTGTCAATCGATGTGTTCCACAATGACAGGGACATCGAGTTCATCCAATTCAAGCGATGGCTCGAGTCGCTGTATAACGGTTCGAATACCGTTTTAGAACTAGACTGGAAATCATGCGAAATGATTGCAGATGATTTATATCTCCAAATTGCTGCCACCTATCCGGGTCGTGCAGTCACAATCGAAGTATCCGAGGACGGTGAAAACGGATGCACGATTACTTATAACCTTACCCGTCCAAACCTTTCAATTGTAATTTAAGGAGTATTAAAATGGCCCAAGAATGGCTAAAGAAGTATCTTCGTTTTAAACCCGAAGTAGTAACCATCTTTGAAGATTTGGAACGTTACGAGAAATTCTGTCGTAACTTTGGTTATCCTTACGATGAGAAGCACTTGTACAACGAACGAACTCCTTACGGTGAGTTCATGAAAATGGTACGCGGTCGTGAACCGTGGGATCAATGGCGTACTCCTAAGCGTGATCGTACTACGTTTAAGCCACGCGATACTAACTGGAAACCACGTGACTAGGTATACCGTTAGTTACTACATGGGTTCCAGTAGAAGCAGAAAATCTTTTAGCACTTTAACAGAGGCTATTAGATTTTCTGTTTATCGAATCCCATTTGATAGTTTATTTCATATTATTAAGGACACAGATGACTAACCCATTCCGCGATCAAGAAAAGTTTATGAACGCTTGTGATCAAACAACCGGCAAGCGTAATGACCAGCAGTATCTTATGTATATTGGCCTAATTGAAGAAGAGTCGAAAGAATTAGATCAGGCCCTACTTGATAATGATAGTGTAGAACAATTAGATGCCCTAATCGACATACTTGTTGTTACCATTGGTGCTATCCACTCAATGGGTGCAGATGCCGAGGGTGCCTGGAAAGAAGTTATGCGTACTAACTTTGCCAAGATTGATCACGACACAGGTAAAGTACGCAAACGTGAAGATGGTAAGGTGTTAAAACCAACAGGATGGACTCCGCCAAATTTAGGACCATTTGTTAATTGACCTAAATACCAATAAATGTTATAATACATAAAAATTAAGTGAAACTTTATAAAATGCGTAAATTATGGTACATGGGCTTAGAGCCCTACAAAGCTCGTTACACACTACAACTGCAAGAATGGAATCGTGCAGTATTTGAGCGTCGTGGTATCGACTACGAAATTGTAGAAGGCGAAACACTCAGTAATGATCAAGCTATTGTAACAGGACAAGTGTTAGACGCACACGGTCGTACATACTTTGGTATGAGTCAACTAATGAATCTTGTTCGCAAGATGAAGCAAGGAGAAATTACAAATGAAGATGTTATCTACTTTGAAGATATGTTTCAACCCGGTATCGAGAGCTTGCCTTATATTATGGATCAAATCGATCCTGCTCACCGCCCTCGTATTGCTGTTCGCTGTCTTGCACAAAGCATTGACCCCGATGATTTTGTTCATGTATGGGGTATGCAAAAGTGGATGGGACTTTATGAAAAAATGGTGGATAGTTTTGCGGATATTATTCTAGCATCAAATGAAGAAATGGCCATGCACATGAAGGTTGCTGGGTGGGAAGGCAATATCTATAACATTTCTGGGCTGGCATTTGGCAAGGCGGAAGTGCGTGGTCGTGTTGCAGGCGACCTAAAGCCATTTGAAGAACGTGCTATGCGTGTAGGCTTTGCGGCTCGGTGGGATCAAGAGAAGCAACCAGACTTCTACATGGACTTAATTGAAGCATGGAACGATAACTTCCATTTGCCTCGAGTAGAGTTCTGTATCTTTAGTGGTGCTAAACTTAAATCAAACAATGACAGCTATATGGCTCGTACACGTGACTTACAAGCTCGTGGCCTATTGACTGTATACGAGGACTTAGAAAAGAATGATTATTATAATTTGCTTAACGATTCTCGTGTACTATTTAATTGTGCGTTACAAGACTGGGTTTCAAATACCGTATCTGAAGCGGATACACTTGGATGTAATGTTCTTTATCCTGCTTATCGTAGCTTTCCAGAAACTTTTTCTAACGATCATACAAGACTTTATACCCCCTGGTCATTAGAAGATGCAATGGATAAACTAAATGGTTTGTTGCATAAACCACACAGTCGCCAAGGCGCTATTAGCGATTGGACAGATGGCACCATTGGTCGCATTGTAGACATCCTAGAAGGCAAGGGAGAACAATGGCGTCGTATGACGACTGACTATCGTAAACATACACACGAATCTAAATATTAAAATGGACTTTATTCTTTACATTATTTTAGGTTTAATTTGCTATGGAGCAGGTCGTGTATCTGCATCTAAAGAAATTGTTCAAGAAATTGAAATGACCGATAAAGAACGTCGAGAATACGAATATCAACGCACATTAAATCAAACTTTACTAGCCGAAGTACAGCAATACCGAATACTAGAAACTAACCTAAG